ATTCACCTCCTACAAATTTTTCAGTATCTAAAGCAAATCTTAAATATGATAAAGATTTTGCTTATAGCTTCACTATGGATGATGGATTAAGACCACAATATACAGTAGCATTTCCACTTCTTCAAAGCACAGGCGGTACATATTCATCAGGTCTAACATATACAGATGGTTGTGGTCATGATGTCAATTTTAAAGCTGGATTATCTATCTATTCTCTTAATTTAGATGGTAATGATGTTCATATAGACATACCATCATATTTAACTTGGTCACAAATAACCGAATTATGTGATTTTGGATGGAACGTTTTTAATCATGGATTTAAAGCTGGTATTGCAACAGGTAATACATATAATGAATATTATGGTGAAGTTACTGGTAATACGGCATATATTACATTAAAAACTGGATATATTCCTATTCATATGGTTGTGCCTAATGGTGATCAAGGTTATAATATTCCAGCTTTAGATAGTGGAGAATTATCTTTAACAGCACAAATTACAACTTTTGAATTATCCGGTGGAACAAAAATAGTTTCTTCTACAGGAGTTGATGTTAGTGATATAAATTTTGATCAATATTGCATGTATAAAAAATTTATATATTGGATAGATGGTAATGTACCAAACACTGGAATAACAAGTAATATCATATCTATCGCTAATAAAAGTAGTGGGATTACTAATTACTGGTGGCATGATTTTTCACATTCAATAATTGCATCTAATGGTAATTTAGATCCAGAAACATTCAATTACTATATGAATTATGTTGAAAATAATTATGGTAAAAATGGTAATGATTCAGTATGGATGGCACCATATCAAGATATATATGAATATCTTTACATAAGAGATAATACAACAGTAACATATACAACCAATGGAAATCAAGTAATAGTAAATCTAGAAAATAAAATAACACCAGATTATTTTAGAACTAATTCATTATCTTTATTGGCATCAGATTCTTCAGCAAATATAATAAATATTCAAATAAGAGGATTTACAAATTATTCATATAATGGGACAGGAACAACTTCATCTCTTATTAATTTAGAATGGTCTCAATCAGTTCTCAATATGGCAGAAAAATATGTATCCTTAGCAGAAAATGATTCGACATTAGGATTATTAGCATCAATAGATAAAGCTCAATATTTTGTAAATCAGATATATATACCTGAAACGAAAACTATATATCAAGCAAGACTTGATGCTATTGTAATTCCAGTTGTTTTACCATATAAATATTTAATAGATTTTGGTAGTTCTTCAAATTCATCCGAAACTGTTTCCGGTATAACTTGGAATAGAACAAATTTATATTTAAGTGGAACAACATCTTATAATTTATCAGAAAGTAGTTTAAATGGTGTGACTGGTTCAGTTTATTTTACAATCATTTCTGGATTTACTAATAAAAGTTCAGGTGGAGCACAGACAAGTGATGATAGTGGTATTTATCCAGATTCGAGAATGTCAGGTATGGTTTATGCAGCATCTACATTAAGACCTATTATTGATATATGTGGTTTAAATACTGGAAAAACTTATAATATTGTTATATTTGGTAGTTCATCAACATCAAGTAATATATCAAATTATACAATAAATTCAACAACAGTATCACTTCAAGTTATAAATAATATGTTTAATACCGTTAATATTGATAATATAACACCCTCTATTGAAGGTAAAATTGGATTAAGTTTAACACCAACATCGACACAAAACATGTACATAAATGTTTTAGAAATTATTGAGAACGGAACAGTTGATATTGGTGCGTATGAATATAATGTTAATATTGATCCAAATGAATAAAAAAAGGACTATAATATGGCAACAATTTATGTAAAATATGATGCAACAGGAAGTAATAATGGTTCAAGTTGGACTAATGCTTACACATCTCTTCAATCTGGTATAACAATGGCATCTTCTGGAACTTCTGATCAGGTTTGGGTTGCTGCAGGAACATATTATCCATCAACTGAAGTTGGTGGTTCTGGATCACTATTCAAATCATTTACAATGAAAAGAGGAGTTCCAATTTATGGTGGTTTTAATGGAACAGAGACAGACTTATCACAAAGAGATTATGCAACAAATATAGTTATATTAAATGGTACAAATTGTTATCACGTTTTCAATAATAAAGATTTAGTATTAACATCAACGGACATATTAGATGGTTTCACAATTTCAGGTGGAACAGCATCAGGTTCAACACCACACAATTATGGTGGTGGCATTTTAAATTACACAACAAGTAGTACTTTAACAAACACATGTTTGATAAGAAATTGTAGATTTACTAATAATTTATCTATTGATAGTGGAGGTGCAATTTATATTAGTAGATATTGTAGTCCAACAATTTATAATTGTACATTTGATAATAATACTACTTTATACAAGGGTGGTGCAATTACTTCAATAAGTAACAATACAAATATTATGAAATGTAATTTTTATAATAATAGTAAAACATCAGGAACTGGTACATATGGTGGTGGTGCTATACACATCGGAACATCATATGCAACAAATGTAAATAATATCTCCAATTGTAATTTTTATAATAATAATTCTAACGGAATTGGTGTAACTGATGGTGGAAAAGGTGGTGCGATATACACTATAAGTGAACCCGGAACTTTAAATATTGTAAATTGTTTTTTTAGTGGGAATACCGCTGAATATGGTGGTGCAATATTAGTTAGAACTGGTAATGATTCATATAGAGAAGCATCAACTATTAATATAACTAATTGTATAGTTAGTGGAAACACTGCAACTTATGGTGGTGGTATATTTAACGATAATCACAATACTAAAATAAATAATACTAAAATAATAGGAAATTATGCTTTACAACAATCTGGTGGTATATATAACAGATACGGAAGACCTATTATATCGAGTTGTTTAATTACTGGTAATAAAGCGGTTAATTATGGTGGTGGTATGTATTATAACTCTGTACCAGCAAGTACAACACTATCACAAGTTATAAATTGTACTATAAGTGGAAATTATGCTGAAAGAGGTGGTGCTATAGGTATCATATCTAATTCTCAATTATATTTGAAAAATTCAATTTTAAGTGGAAATATAGGAGCAACAAATGGAAATAATTTATATTTAGATTCTTCTGGATGTACAATGAATTTAGATTATTGTCAATATACAACAGGATCAACAGACAATTATATTTATTTAGGTGCAACTTTTACAGTAACAAATTGTACAACATCTGATCCAATATTTGTTGACCCAATAGTACCAACAAGTGAAAATACTCCTAATACTTTAGGTGATTATAGATTAAAAGGAACGTCACCTTTAATTAATGCCGGATTAAATACAAATATTACATTACCTGTTGATATTAGAGGACAACAAAGAAAACTTGGTAATTTAACATATAGTGTTAGGGATATAGGACCAGCAGGTGGAACGATATTTTATATAAATCCGAATTATTTAAATGATGGTTGGAGATATATAGAAGCGTCTAGTGTAGAGGATGAAACAGTAATTAGATGGAGTAATATAACTACAGCCATAGAAACAACCAGTACATCAATAGGTACTGGATCAGGTAATACTTATGCTATAATATCTCAATCTGGATTTACATCTGGAGCAGCATCATTATGTAATAATTTAATTCTAAATACTTTTGATGATTGGTTCTTACCATCACAGGACGAATTAAATTTAATGTATCAAAATCTTTATCTATTTGGAGTTGGTAATTTGTCAAATGTAAGTTATTGGAGTTCATCTGAAGTTAGTTCAACAAATGCTTATAGACAAGCATTTGGCACTGGATTGAAAAGTTCATCATCAAAATCAAATACATATAGAGCAAGGGCAATAAGAAGATTTACTACAATACCAACATACACCTTAACATATAATGGTAATGGATATACAAGTGGTTCTGTACCTAATGGTGGTACATATAACCAAGGGACATCAATTCAAATTCCAACAAATAATCTTCTTCGTGATAGTGATGTATTTGCTTGTTGGAACACATTAGCAGATGGTACAGGTACAGATTATTATACAGGTACAACTTTTATAGTTGGTTCAAATGTTTCACTTTACGCAAAATGGAACACATACACTATAGCATTTTTACCAGATACTCAATCATATGTAAAGTATAAAGAAGAAGTAATGACATCTCAAATAGATTGGTTAATAAATAATAAAATTTCTAAAAATTTAAAATTTGTTGGTCATATTGGTGATTTGGTTCAAGATTGGACTGAATCTACGTCTCAATGGTCATTTGTGCAAAGTGGTATGACAAGATTTATAAATTCTGGAATATCATATTCTGTACTTCCCGGTAATCATGATTATAATGAATTAACAAGAGATAGTGCAATGTTCAATTCATATTTTCCATTATCAACATTTGAATCAATGTCAACATACGGTGGTTCATATGATACAAATAGTGATAATACTTATCATATTGTTAATATCAATGGACATGATTTACTTATATTATCATTAGAATTTGGACCTAGAAGTAATATTGTTACTTGGGCAAATAATATTTTATCAACATATTCAACAATAAATTCTATTATAATTGTACATTCTTATCTAAGATACGATGGTGAATTATTAGCACATTCCGATAATCATGCACCAAGTAATGGATATGGATTGGGGTCTGGACCACCAGATGTAAACGATGGAACAGATTTATGGACTAATCTTGTGTATCCAAATAATAATGTGAAATTTGTAATTTGTGGTCACGATGGTACTGTAACAGTTGGATCCGGATTTCGAGATTCTACACATTCAGATAATAGTCACGTTTATCAAATTATGGGTAATTGGCAATATTTTTCAAATTATCCCGGATATTTATTATTACTTAGTTTTGGTTCTAATAGTGTATCGTTCCGTACATATTCACCATATTTAGGAATTTATAAAACTGATTCGGAAAGTCAAGGGGATTTTTCTTGGAATTGGTAAAAAATAAATTTTCAAAAATGAACTTGATTTTTTAATATATACTTAAAAAAATTGTTATTATGGCTGGATTTTTAGATGAAGGAAAATATATAGAAGTGGTTAATAGTGGTTTAACCATTATAGGATATTCTTGGCCCGGAACACTACCAAGTGATCCAAAATGGAGATTAAAAAGAATTACAATAAATGGTTCTTTAACGAAAATTGAATATGCACTCCCACCAAGAGGTCATAATACTGTTACTGATTATTTTTTATTCAAATGGGATGACAGAACATCATTGTCAATAAATTGGGGATAAAAATTTTTAAACTTTTTGAGTTCTTACAAATATCAAGAATAATTAACTTTTTGGAAATAATGAGTTTTGAGTGACTTTAGTTGCTTTAGAGATTGTGTAAAAACATCGAAGAAACTTATTTTTCAAAAATAAAAAACAAAGAAGGAGGTAATTATGAACACAAACAACTATGGTTTGGTATATCCAAGCTGTGAAATTTTAGTAAATGGCCAAAAACGTAAGTTTTATGGTAAAAACAAAAACAAAGTCTACCTAAACAACGGAGACGAATTTCAATTAAAAGTTTACAATCCACTATCCGATAGAGTCGGTTTTCAATTAAAAATGAATGGTTTTGATACCGATAATGGTTTATTAATTGTAAATCCGGGTCAAACCGCGATTATTGAAAGATTTATTGGTACAAATAGGAAATTGAAATTTACAACCTATGTTGTGGATAAAAATAACCCACAAACAAAACAAGCTATTAAAGATAACGGAAGATTGGAAGTTATTTTTTGGAGTGAATATAAATCGAATTATACTGTTCAACCATATATTCCACAACCAATAAATATCCCATATGTTCCGTATGTTCCGTATGTTCCAATAACACCTTATCCAATAACATATCCTTATTATCAAAATAATTATTGGTATACATCATCCGGAACCGGAAACGGTACAACTTTTAGAACAACAACAAATGATACTACTACATCTAATATTACAGCATCCAATTCTGATTTTGAAGTAAAAGGTGATGTTCAAATAGATGGAAATTTGAATCTTAATGGGAATTTAAATGTTAATGACGAATTAAAAACAAAAAGAGCTAGATTATCTGAAACTGGAAGAATAGAAAAAGGAAACCATTCTAATCAATATTTTTCCCAAACGGAATTTAAAAGTGGAACAATTATTAAAACATATGTTTTTAAATTATTGCCATTTTCTGAAAAGAAAGATGAACCAACACAAACTACATCTAGCACTAACCCATATATTCTTCAAAATCAACCACAAGTTTTTAATAATTCTTATGTTAGATCTGAATATAGAGAATATTGTCCAAATAAAAGATGTAATTATAGAGTGAGAAAATCAAATTATGCATTTTGTCCCATTTGTGGTACAAAAATCGACTAAAAAGAAAAACCCAATCATTTGATTGGGTTTTTTATTACTTGGAATATGAACCTGAAATATCTGGTGATGGTTCTGTTTGTTCAACAATTGGTAAATTGTCTAAACTAAATTCACTTAAATCTGATGATTCCGTTGTTGGTAAATTATCTAGGCTGAATTCACTTAAATCGTTTGATTGTATTATTGATTGTTGATCTAAATTTTCCAAACCAAATTCACCAAATTCATTAACATCATTAACATTACTATCTGATGTTTCATTCACTTTGTTTTCCAAATCCTTATTATGTGATTCTTGTAATTTCTTAATAAATTCACTTCTGAATTTTTTCTGACGATTCTTTATGTTTTGACTATAAGCCAAAACTTTATTTTTTCTTTTTTTATTTGTTTTCGATTTAGGCATTTTGATTAAGATTATTTTTTATTTTTGATAATTCTTCAAAAAATTGATTTGTAAATATTTCGACTATTCTTTCTATAAATTTATTGTATCTAATATCATTACTATTCATCATTTCATTCTTTAAAATTGATTTTGGAATTTTTGACATAAATTTTAATTTTTTATCTGACCTTTTCAATTCTTTAAAAGTGACTTCTTTATTCATGTTTTTAAAAACATCACCGGGATTAAGTCTACTAACAACCAATTCATTTTCAATTCTTTTCATTTGTTCATATGATTCTTTCAATTCTTCTACATAAGACATTGGTGAATCTACACCATTTGAATATGATAAATAAATGATTTGATCTTTAGATAAAATTCTTTTTAAATCTTGATTATTTGGAAATAATATCCATTTTTCATCATCGTTTGATAAATTACAAGGATCAATTGGATTTAAATCAATAATTTGTGTTTGTCTTTCATCATATATTACTTCAAAGGCTTCGAACCCATCAATTAATAATATTTTAATATAATTATATAATTCAATATCTGATATAAAACTAGTCCCAGACCATCCACCACTAGGACCAGACCATCCACTAGGACCAGACCATCCACCACTAGTACCAATACTTCCGAAAACTGTATTATCCGAAGATGTACCGGGATAATATATAGTTCCATTATTTCCTCTCAATTTTTCAAATATTTTGTCAACCATTATATCCAAATAATTTCGAATTTCATCTTTTACAGATAATTGTCTTAATATTCTTCTCTTATCTAAATACCTTTTTTCTTGATAAGAAATTTCTTTTTTTTCTTCTTCCATTAAATTTATTGATTGTTTTTTGTTTTTTGTTTGTTGTTTGTTTTTATTTTTCTGATAATCTTATAAGTACAAATATAGAATAATTTATTATATCTTGATAATTTGCTTCTAAGCCTTCTGATACTTTAACTTTACCATCATTATCTTCTATTTGTTTTATTCGTAAAAGTTTTTGTAGAATTATATCTGTTAAACTACTTATTCTCATTTCTCTCCATACTTCATCATAATCATGATTTTTATTCATCATTAATTCTTTTGTGTTATTTATTTCTGTGGTATAAATATCTATAATGTTTTCATTTGATAAAGGTGTATCAGATGAAAATTTTAATTGAATTATAGCCATTATTGAATAATTTATAATACCAATATATTCAGAATCCACACCGTCGCTAACCATATTTATTTTTTTTATTTCAATACTTCGAATTCTAGACGCTTTTATATAAACCTGATCTGTCAAAGATGTTGGTCTTAATATTCTCCACGATGTTCCATAATCGTTCATTTTATTGATGAACAAATTTTTACATTTATCTACAACTTCATCAAATTGTTTGGATGTATTATTCATTAATTTAAATATATTTTTAATGTATAAAATAAAAAACAAAAAAAGTTTAAAATCTTTTTCATAATAGAAAACGGTTGTTGAATTTTTAATATATAAAAATAAAAATAAAAATAAAATGAGTATCCTTAAACTTAAAGTGCAAGATTTTAATGAAATAGACAGACCAAGAGAGGGGTGGGTTTTATTGGGTTATGATACATCTGGAAATACAAATTTAACTGGTTCGTTGGCACAAATGGATGAATATGGTAACATTTCATATATTCAAAGTGGTGTTACTAGTGTTATAAATGGAACTAGTGGGACTAGTGGAAAAAGTGGTTCAAGTGGTACTTCTAGTTTTGGAACAAGTGGAACGTCCGGTATTAGGGGAAATCATGGTTCTAGTGGAACGAGTGGTTCTAGTGGTTCTAGTGGAAGATCAGATTGGACGGGAAGTTCTGGAACCAGTGGAACCAGTGGAACCAGTGGTAGTTCGGGAACATCAGGAACTAGTGGTACGTCAGGATCTTCTGCAACAAGTGGTAGTTCTGGAACATCCGGAACATCAGGAACTAGTGGAAGTTCGGGAACATCAGGAACTAGTGGATCTAGTGGAACATCTGCTACATCTGGAACTTCCGGTTCTGGTGGTACATCTGGTTTTTTACCTATACTTGGTAATGATTATAATTTAATATGGAGAGATAGTACTAATATTTCAGGATATGGATATAATGCGGTATCTGAATTGAATTGGGAAAAACCAAATTCTATACTTAATATTAATGGAAAAATGAAAATAAATACAGATGGAACTGAAATTTTATTTTCTAGTCTGGCAAATGGTGGGTATGGTAATAATATATGGATTGGTGGTGGAGGTGAATATGTAACAGGTTCGGATTATGAAGGATCATATAATACAGCTTTGGGGGTTAATTCTTTAACTTATAATGATGCTGGTCAGTCCAATACTGCAATTGGTTATCTTTCTTTATATCATAATACCAGTGGTCAAAAAAATTCAGCGGTTGGTTCAAATTCACTTTATAATAATATTACTGGTAATTATAATTCAGCATTTGGTTTTCAATCTCTTAATTCAAATACTACAGGTAGTGGAAATTCTGCATTTGGTTATACGTCACTTTATTTTAATACTATTGGTGAATATAATTCAGCATTTGGATTTCAATCTCTTGATAAAAATATTAGTGGTTCTGAAAACACAGCTTTTGGATATCAATCACTTTTCTATAATACTACAGCTAGTTTTAATTCTGCTTTTGGAACGAAATCACTTAATAATAATACCACTGGAACTGAAAACACATCAATGGGTTATCAATCTATGATTTCTAATACGAATGGTAGTTGGAATACAGCAATTGGTTTTAAGTCTTTATATACAAATACGTCTGGTGGTTATAATTCAGTAGTTGGTCATGAATCACTTTTTACTAATTCCACAGGTAATTTTAATTCTACTTTAGGATATAGATCTCTTAATAAAAATATTAGTGGAGTTGAAAATTCTTCAATTGGTTATCAGTCTATGCTTAATAATACAGATGGTAGTTATAATACAGCAATTGGTTCTAACTCTTTATACACTAATACGTCAGGTGATTATAATACTGCAATTGGTGAACAATCTCTTTATTCAAATCAAACAGGTGACGAAAATACTTCAGTCGGCAGTTATGCACTTTATAACAGTACTTCTAGTAGTTATAATACGGCAATTGGTTCACGATCACTTTCAAATAATACAATTGGTTATGAAAATATTGCCGTTGGCTATAAATCTCTTTGTTTAAATGTTTCTGGTAATAAAAATACTGCTATTGGTTATCAATCTCTTTATACGAATTATAATGGTGAACATAATACAGCTATAGGGTTTCAATCTCTTTATTTAAACACGGCACATGGTAATACGGCAATAGGTTCTGAATCTTTATATAATAATATTAGTAATTACAATTCAGCATTCGGTTATCAATCTCTTTATTCTAATACTAGTGGACAATATAATACTGCATTTGGTTCTGGAACTATTTATAGCAATTTAACAACAAGTCAAATCTCAGCTTTTGGTTATCAAGCACTTTATTTAAATACGGCTGATAATTCTACAGCATTTGGTTTTAAATCTCTTTATTTTAATTCCACTGGTGCTGGAAATTCCGCTTTTGGTTCTATGTCACTTTTTAATAATTCTACGGGAGGTGGAAATTCTGCCTTTGGTTTTCAATCACTTTATACTAATTCTACTGGAACTGGAAATTCAGCCTTTGGTATTCAATCACTTTATACTAATTCTACTGGATCATATAATACATCAATAGGATCATATTCTCTTTATTCTAATAATGGTACATACAACACTTCGTTAGGATATGAATCACTTAGATTGAATCAAAATGGTTATCATAATATAGCTGTTGGTCATCAATCTCTTTTTTCAAATACAAACGGTTATCAAAATACAGCAATTGGTAATTATTCACTTTATACTAATTTAACTTCAAGTGATAATACAGCTATTGGATATCGATCTCTTGTTGAAACACTTAATGGTTATAATACTGCTATTGGATCATCATCACTTGAAAATAATTCTTCGGGTTCACACAATGTTGCTATTGGTTATCAATCACTTGTAACCAATACAGTTGGTCAAAGTAATACTGCAATTGGATCACAATCATTAAATAAATCGTCACAATCTGGTTATAATACTGCAATTGGTTATCGATCACTTTTCAATTATAATAGTTTATCAGATGCTTATAATACTTCGATTGGTGCAAATTCCATGTTAAATCTTACAACAGGTATTAAAAATACATCTGTTGGTTTTGGTTCACTTTTTTTGAGTAGAGATTCTTTTGGAAATACCGCAATTGGTTTTGAATCACTTTATTCTTCAACAGCTGATAATAATTCAGCTTTGGGTTATCAATCTCTTCATCAAAATACTGATGGGGGTGGAAATTCCGCATTTGGTTATCAATCACTTTATAATAATACTACTGGAAGTAATAATGTAGCAATCGGTAATTTGGCACTATCATTTAATATCCAAGGTGATAATAATGTAGCAATCGGTAATTCGACACTTTCAGTTAATACAAATGGTAATAATAATGTAGCGATCGGCAGTTCAGCAAATGTGAGCAATGATGGTTTATCCAACGCCACTGCAATTGGTGCCAATGCTGTTGTTAATGCATCAAATAAAATTAGATTGGGAGATACCGCTGTAACATTAGTTGAAACATCTGGTGCTATTAAATTAAGAATAATAACAGTTTCTTCTTGGACTACACTCAATCAAGTTAATTTACAAAATGCATTGGGGAATGCGAGTACATATGATATAGGATATTTAGTAATGTTATATACCTCAAGTAACAACAAAATATACTTATGTACCCCAATTCAAACTTCTAATCTTTGGAGAACAATAGAATTTATATAAAAAATAAAAATTAAAAAATTGAATTCAACAAAATTTGACACTTTAATGTTCTTCAATAAGGAAGGATATCCATACAATTTCGTTTATGATCCGAGTGGAAACACTTGGTCAGGAAAAATATTTTTTGATGAAAATAGTAGTGATACTTTTAGAACACTATGTATTTATACATTCGAAGATGTTAAGTCTTATAATTTCGAAGATATCTTTGATCTACGTGAATCACAACTTTTTAATTATAGTGGAATGACATTCGTAGCAAAATCATTTGAAAATGAAACCATTACTAAAATAACAAAAGTCAATTCCAGTGATAAATTTTATTCAAAATGGATATTTGGTACAGACTTTGATAAGAAATTTTTAATTGGTCAGGTTGTTGGTTTTAATAATGTTGTTGGAACAGGGGTTGGAAATTTGGATTTTGTTCCAAGTGGTACGACATATTTCAATGTGTTGGGTTCCAGAAAAAATGCTATTTTGGTTCAAACAAAAACAGATAATAGTACATTTGATTTTACTTATTTTTCCGGTGGTACATTATCAAGTTATAATATTATCAAAGTTCCGGATTATGGTAATCAAAAATTAGTTGATATTAACAACCTTAATTATTATAAAGAAAAAAAATTAACAGTTTTTAATAGTACTACAAATGATGGTGTTTATACTTATAATAATTATGAAATATTAAGAAATAGAACTTTTGATTTCATTTTAAGTGGTGTTACACCACAGGTAACAGGGAGTACATTAACTATGGAAATAGAATTGTTCACACAACGACCTGAACTTTATGAGGGTGACGTTAAAATAACCTATAATAATTCTAGTTATACTGGAACAACAATTGAATTTGTAAATGGTATTAATACAAATATTGATTTCACATCAACCGGACAAACTATTATTTTTGAAGATGTCAATGGTAATTATATTGATCCTAATAATCCAACTTTTACAATTACTGGATATTATGATAAACAAACACTCACAACAGATTTTTGTAGTTTCTATACATTAAACGGATTAAATTATATTGAAATAGCTAGTGGGTTTACCGGATATACTTACAATGATAATATAAAATTTACAGCAATACCAAACTTATCTGGTTATACTTTTCATAATAATAGAACTTTTAAAATATTAGATATACTAGGTAATAGATTAAATGTCGATGGATATATAATAACAGAAAGTGGTTATTCATATCAAATAGATAAAGTTTTAAATTCGAGGAAAATAAAAAAATTATATGCTAGTCAAGGGGCGGTTTCAACACCCGATTATTGGAGTGGATATACTGTTTGTTTTTCAACTACAAATAAAATAAATATCAGTCAGGAAATTTTAAATTCCGGTAATACAACATATTTTTATGAAAATACAATTACAGCTTTAAGAAACAAATATAGAAATATGTTTAATAGATATGGATTTGATGCATATCATTGGCATAGTGATCAAAATTATCTTATTTTTGATGGATTGGATTGGAACTGGAATCAATATTTTTCTTGTTCTGCAAAAATAGATGGTATTCCACTTAATGTTGGTCATACTTTAGATTATTATAGTGGAACAACTACTGGTGTAACCGATGTTTTTTATTTTGGTGTAGATGAACAATTAACTAATGAAAAAATACAACTTTTTGAAACTAGTAAATTAGCTAGAAATTTTAAAAATACAATTCTTTTTGATCTCCAAAGGGATTCACTTAATTTCGGAATAAATTTAACAATTGATCAAGATGATTATTATGTACCGATGTCTAAATATAGTACAACCAGTACAACAAATTTAACAATTCAAACCGGAACTACATCCTTTACTGGTGGTACTGGTTTATCTTATGAATCTTCAAATTTTACTGGACAAACAATTATTATATCTTATGATGATACTAATTTTATGATTGGTGATATAACATCATATGATTCTTTAAATGGTAAATTTGTAGTCAATATTACATCAACCAGTGGTAGTGGTAATTATAGTAGTTGGTTTGTTAATTTAGTTGGAATACCCGCTGGAACATCGGGTAATTTTACAATTGATACTATAAATGGATTTATCAATAAATATTATGTAATGTTTGATAAAAAAGGTATAACATTAAGTAGTGGGAGTACAACAAGTGGATATACTTTAACATTAGAAGGACAATTTCCAAATGTTGAAATTGTAAATTTGGAAGTGAAAGTTAATTCTTATTCTACTTATAGAATGGTTGAAAATATAACTAATCACACTCTTGTTATATCGGGTAATGAACTTTATTTGGTAACTGGTAGTACATATAATTATGAATTAACAACCGGAATGATTATTTCGGTTAGTGGTACTAGTCACACATTAAATAATAAACAATATAATATTTTGAGACTTACAGAAAATACAATTCAATTATCTTATCAAGGACCATTTTTTTATGAATATAATAAATTATTACACATTTCTATAAATGAATTTTTAAGAAAACCAAGGGGGACATATAATAAAGATGTCTATTATAGAATGAGTTGGAATGATCCTTATGATAATAGTATTTTCTTTTATGATTATTCAGGTGATCAATTAGCATCGAATGGTAATTTAACATATACTGGTCCAAAACCTTTATTTAACTCCGATTATACAAATTTAGTATTTTTAAAAAGTGAACCAAATACAAATCCGGAAGAAATATCAAACCCGGAATATCAACAAACAATATTTGATGAACTTTTATATCCATTAGAAGAATATAATTCTAATAATTTTTATGATTATCATCCTGTTCCTTTAGAAATATTTTTGGGATTTAATTCACCAGATGAGGGTGTTGTAATTGATACTATGAAAATTGAACAAGTCGAATATACAACTTTTTCTGGAACCACATCAACAACAAATAACTTTTTAATAAGTGGTAATACAATCAAATATATAACAACAAATCCATTTTTTGATTTTCAAAATTTTGCAATTTATAAATATGATAGTGAAGATAATCCACAAACATATGGATTTGAAATTGGTCAAAATATTTCAATGGATTTTTATGAAATAACAATTACTGGTGAAACTTTATGTGATAATTATGAAATTTATAAAATAATTGATATATCAAGGAATGTAATAACATTAGATACAAATATATCATATTTTGACACATCATTGAGTGGAAAAACTTATGAATTTGTATTAAAAGTGGAACCATCTTTAATCGTGACTATACAATTATATGGTCAAACAGAAGTAGAAGATGAACGTTTTGAACAACATTTAAAATTACTTGGTGCTGATTTTGGTATTGATTCATATCCAATATTTGATGAAACAGATATTCAAGATGCTGGTATAGATTTTACTATTTTAAATAGGAAAAGAAAAGAATTATTATCTGTATATCCGGAAATTTATAATTATATAGGTTCTTATAAAGCACTAATCAACGCGATTCATTATTTTGGTTTTGATAATCTGGAACTTTATGAATATTATAGAAATATTAAAAAAACATCACCATTATTTGGAAAATTAAATAAAATTTTGATTCAAGATATTTTTGATAGAAATGTTCCGGGTTGGACATCAAATGAACCATCATCACTTAATTACAAGAAAACAAACTTATTTAATTTACAATATAGAATAACAGATTTTGATGGAACCTATGTAAATTTATATTCATTGGATGAAGTTCAAATAAAACTCACTGGTCTTGTTAAATGGTTAAGAAAAAATATAATACCATTATCTGCAAATATTATGGATTTAACTGGTATTGCCGAAGTTGGAACAACAATGTATATGAATTATAATTCTGCAACTTATCTTAAAAAAGTATCAGTTACACAACAAGTAAACGCTATCAATTTCGATTATATTCAAACATTAAATACCGGAACTGATTATTTAATGACAGTCAATTTTAGAATGATTACTGGATGTACAATGCTAGATTACTGGACAGCGAAAATAAAAACATTCAAACTAAACGAAACAACAAATGAATTGGAACCAGTTCAATATCACGAATTATATAAAAGAGATTTATTATCATATAGTTTCAATGTTGACATAAGTGTAGACCCATATATGTATATTGAAACACAATCTTATAATGATTATGGTTTGGGGTTTGTAAATAATAAATTGTTCAAATATAATGAAGGTAAGGCTTTTATGTTGGTAAATAGTAATTTTAATAGTTTGGATTATAAATATTTCACAACAGATTATGGTTATTATATCATTGATTCTGGTAGATTTTATATAATAAAATTCTAAATATTTTTTTATGAAACATAAATATAGTAATTTTGTAATCGAAAACTTTAAAGAATTTAATATGGCAAATTTGGTGCTTCTTTTAGGAATTTCAGGATCAGGAAAATCGACTTGGATTAAAAACAACAAACCAAAATGGAAAAATACTGTTGTTATTTCTCCAGATGAAATCAGAAGAGAATTAACCGGAAGTATAAATAATCAATCCAAGAATTCTGATGTTTTTCAATTTGTGAAACTTTTGACAATTGATAACTTAAAAAAAGGTAAAAATGTCGTTTTGGATGCAACAAATATTGATACCATATATAGAACCCCATTTGTGGATGATGTTAGTGATGAAGTGGATTTCAAAAAAATAGCACTCGTATTTTATGTTTCTCGTGAAGAAGCTAAACAAAGAATTAGAAAAGATATTGAAAATGGAATTGATAGGGCGAATGTTCCATTTGAAATTATCGACTCACAATATAATAGATATATGGAGTCATTAATCAATCTTCCAAAAGAAGGTTTCAAAATAGTCACATCATGGAATGAAAATTGAACATAATATTGAAACCATTGTTTTATTTGATGATAATGAAAAAGAAATTGGTGAATTAAAATACAAAATAATTGATGATGAAATTGTTCTGATGGGAACATTCATTAATAAGATTTTCAGAGGAAATGGTTACTTTAATATTTTATTCGGGGAACTTGTAAATAATCACAGAGATAAGATTATTTATGTGTGTTGTGTTGAGAAATTTATTTTTAATAGTATTGAAAAATTTGGTTTCAGAAGAATAAATGAATCTATTCCACACTGGGGAATGGTAAGTAATGGTGTGAATTTTAAATATATTCCTAAAATTTGAGCGAATGGTCTGATTTGAACAGAATCTTTTCATTGGAAAAATAAAACACATTACTTTTATGCTACCATCGCATTTATGGTATATATATAAATGTTTTTCCGAAAAGTTTTTTTTATTTAAATAATTGTTGTAATTTTGTATTGTCAAATAACTTTAACTAAATATATAAAAGAAAATGGAAAAGACAGGATTTGATTACAATATAACCATCAGGGTAAAATTTACCAAAGAAGAATTTGATTTACTTTGGAAAGCATTCGAATTTGGGTGTGAACAAAAAAGATATCTCGAACAAGGTGAATTCATGTTTGGTAACAAAAATCGTTTTAATTGGGGTGAAGATTTATTGTTCACAGATAGACAAATTGATAATGCGTGTAAGGCTATTGAATTGAGTCTTAATTGTGAATTTTCAGGACTTTACACTAAGATGTACAATTTACACAAAATGATTGTGGAAGAATATAAAAGAATTACTGAAAATACACAGTCATTTACAAATAATAACCGATCCATCTGATCAAGAAATAAAAGATTATTATTCTCAAACACCAAAGGGTGTTGTTGATAAATTTTTAAATGAAATACGACCATAAATATACCGATTTCAACGAATGGATTGATGTTGTCACAAAATATATTAATACCCTTGATTGGTACAATACCAATAAAATTGAAATAATTACAAACAATCCTGAATGGACAGATAACAGTCTAATCAAAAAATATCAACACGAAAACTCGATATATCAACCGATTGATTGGAATGTTTTTGTTGATATGTTGAAAAAAGAATATACTAAAAGTGGGAATGTTTATTCCATTTTCCGTAAATATGGTTATATGTATAATAGTAATTTTGGTTATATGACTTTGGGTGAACGTTCTAATAAACACAATAGGAATGCTGGTTGTTATCCCAATGGTAATTTGAAACTTTGTTGGGGTTCGTTTATAAGTGAAGGTGAATGGGATAATATAACCGAAGAAGGAATTGGTCCCTTAACGAAATATGATTCAAAAAAACTCACTGATGAAATTTATCCGGATGGGAGTTACAAAGATTAAAAATTTTTTTATTTCATCAAATAATTGTAACTTTGTATTCTAAAAATAAATCACTATGAAAAAATCAGTAGAAAATTTCATTTATAAAAAATTGACAAAAGAACAATCTGAAAAAATGGCAAAATCAATTGTCGATAAAATGAAAAAATTGGCAGAAGATAATTCGAATGGTGATAGAACATCAGTATATCCGTTCACAGTTGGTGCTCTTCAAACTGAAATATCTGAAATTTTGAGACAATCAAAAGTTCCAGTTTGGATTATTGAAGATCATTTAGAAGAATTCAAAAAGGTCGAATAAATTATTTCGATTTGTAAGCCTGATTTAAAGTCTTTTCTATATAGTTACATATGGGTAAGTTTCCATATTTATCGGAAAAATTATTATTACATTTGAAACCCATATTTCTGTAAAAATATAAATTTAACATGTGATTATCAATTTTTATACCATTTGATAATTTATATTCTAATTGGTCATCATCTATATTTTTAAGATTAAATATTGTTCTATTGATATTCATATCAATATTTTTTTCTGCTAATACTGTAAGACACTCTTTAATTGTTTTCATATTTCTATATATTAATTTTCATCTCTTGTTTAGAATTTGTTTGACATTGTTAATAAATAATTTTTAATAAATAATTTTTAATAATATTTTTTTATAACAAAAATAAATTGTAATTTTGTAATCTAAATTTTAAAACTAACTTTATGAAAATTTTACAGGGTGAATCAGAATTGAAAAAATCTACAAAGTACGGTTATGTTACTGTCGAAATAGATGGTTTAAGTTTCAATTTAACACCAGAAGATGTTAAATTAAGATTGTTTGTTGAAGAATTGAAAAATAAAGGGTGGGATTTGAAAGATATTGAAAAGTTTCAGGAATTGTGTGGTGATTTTTTTCAAAGAGAAGAACGTGATTCTAATATTGATTAACAACTATTTTAAAATTTAAACATAATAAAAATGGACGAAATATTTTTAACCGGATTTGGGTTTGATTCTTCAAGTTTAATTAAACCAAATGCAAATTTTGAAAAGTCGGAAAAGACTTTTGTTGACGATTCGAATCGTATTGATTTTTGTAATTTACCTGAATAAGTTATTAAAATTAAAATTATGTTGATTCCTAGAACAAGTGAGGAGTATCTATGTTCACTTATAAACATGTTTAATAATCTTATCTGTTACAATATATCAGATGAATCAGTTTTTATTGATGAATTTATTATTGGAAAAAAAGGTTGTACTATTAAGACATATCTAATACCAATAACGGGTGAAAAATTTATTGCTTTTCATTTGGCCGGAGATGTAATAGATGGTAAAATTTTAACAAAAATCAAAGCAGTATGGTTCAGTAGTTGAATTTATTAAATGGTATAACACACAAAACGTAAAATAAATTTGAATTATTCATTTAAATGTATTAAATTTACATCATAATTAAAAACAACTAGTTATGACATCAGATAAAAATACAATTAAGCTGATTAACGTAAGCGTTATATTATGACGAAACTTTCCGATGGAAATTGGGAAGCAAAATGGGGAAGTTATTCATCTGTGTTATATAATTCAAACAACAGTGGTAGGCTTTGTTCAAAATGTAAATTAGAATTAGAATAAATATTCAACACTATGTCAGAAGATTTAAAAAATATTGGTTTCTATTCACTTTCCGATGATCGTGCCGGATCAGCTTCTGCAATTTCACAAATGAAAAGATGCGAAATGATTATAACAGAATATTGCAATTTTAAATGTCCCTATTGTCGTGGTCTGAAAGATTGGATCTATGGTGACCGTAAACTGAAAATGCTTTCTCTGGAAGAAATCAAAAGGAACATTGATTTATGGTGTGTTCCTTTTCCATTGGAAAATATTAGATTTTCCGGAGGTGAACCTACGTTACATCCAAATATTATTGAAATCGTTAAATACTCAAAATCAAAGGGTATTAAAAGAATCGCCCTTTCTACTAATGGTTCAAATAAACCTGAACTTTATTTCAAATTGGTTGAATCCGGTGTTAATGATTTTTCAATATCATTAGATGCTTGTTGTGCTGATGATGGTGATAAAATGTCGGGTGGTGTTGTCGGATCATTTGAAAAGGTTGTTGAAAACATCAGATATATTTCGAAACTCACTTATGTTACCGTTGGTGTTGTTTTGACACCAGAAAACGTTCAGAAAACTATTGATACCATTAAATTAGCTGATTCATTGGGTGTATCTGATATAAGAATAATCTCCTCTTCACAATGGGATCAGCCTATTGAAGCACTTGGTATGGTTCCTGAAAATTTGATGAATAAATACCCTATCCTTAAATACAGAGTAAATCATTTTAAAAACGGTATTAATGTAAGGGGAATGGTAGAAACCGATTATAATAGGTGTGCGTTAGTTCTGGATGATAGTGTCATAGCCGGTTCACTACATTTTCCATGTGTCATTTATATGCGTGAGGGTGGTGAACCAATTGGTGAGGTTTCTGAAAATATGCGAAAGGAAAGATCGAAATGGTTTGATAATCATAATACTTACGAAGATCCAATTTGTAAAAAAAACTGCCTTGATGCTTGTATTTCTTATTCCAACAAATTTAGAGAACTTCATTAATGTTTGTAGTTTTTACAAAAATGACCTTTTTATTTTAATATATAGAATAAAAAGGTCATTTTTATTATGGAAATATACAAAGTAACAAATCTTATAAACAAAAAAATTTATATTGGTAAGATAAAAAAAGATTATCCTGAATATTTCGGTTCCGGTATATTAATTAAACATTCTATTAAAAAATATGGAATTGAAAATTTCAAAAAAGAAATAATTGATACGGCATTTTCTATTGAAGAATTGAATGAAAAAGAAAAATATTGGATTCAATATTTAAATTCAACTGATTTAACAATTGGTTATAATATAGGAAAAGGTGGTAATGGTGGTGATTTATTTACTAATAATCCGAATAAAGAAGAAATTAGATTAAAATATTCTAAATTGGGAGAAAAAAATGGTATGTTTAGAAGAAGTCATACCGAAGAATCCAAAAAGAAAATTTCAAAACATAAAAAGGGACAAAGATCAGGAATTTCAACATGGAATAAAGGTTTAAAAAAAGAAGATTATTCACCAGAACATAAATATAAAGTAGAACATCAAAAAAGAAAATTAATAAATAAATCAAAAAAAACATATATTGTTATATCACAGTTTGGTAAAATTAATGAAGTATATGGTGTTTTACAAAATTTTTGTAAAGAAAATAATTTACCATTTACAACACTTCGATGGTATATAAACAAAGGTATTATAAAAGAATCATTAAGAAAAAGTTCTCAAAACAGAATCAATTTAATTGGTTGGGAAATAAGGTCATTGAAATACCACAAAACAATAGATCCAAATTTTTTTCCAACATATGTTAAATTAAAAATGAGTGAATCTGCGAAAAAAAGAAAAGGAAAAGCATCAATTGAAACACGTGAAAAAATAGGAATGATTTTAAAACAAAGAAATTGTGGTGAAAATAATATTAATGCAAAAACATTCTATCTTATTTCACCACAGAATGAAAAATTTACAGTGAAGGGACAATTGCCAACTTTTTGTAAAGAACATAATTTGAATGTTAATATAATAAGAAAATGGTTAGATAAAGGTAAAATAGAACCAACCAACAGAAAAAAGAATTTTATTATAAACAATACAAATGGATGGGAAATAAAATCAAGTTAATTTTTTATTTCGACAAAATAATTATATATTTGTAATCATGGAAGAAAATATTATAGATCAAATAAGGAAACCGGGATTTGATTTTCGAAAAATTAAACATGAAGATACCATGGCCTATCATTTCAATAGTGTAAGTCCCGGTGACTTTTCAATTTGTTTTAATGATAAAGTTTTAGATTTTTGGAGTCAAGATTTCAATACTGAAAAAATGGCAACCTTAACACAAGGTAAAATTTATAAAATTTTAGACAAAAAAATTAAACCAAATGTTAGAACGGGCAGTGATACTTGTATTCAAATTTTAAACGATAAAAATAAAAAAGTTTGGATATTGACAGATAGATTCGCATGGCATCCGGAATTGGCTCAAAATTCCATAAGATACGAAAGATTAACAGAAATTTTAAACGGGGATATAATTGATCCTTGGGAAGAAACCGGATGAAATTCTCAATTCAAAAAATAGAAAAAAGGCATATATAGATTGGGTTTTGAAAACATTTGGAGATTATTCAGAACCAAGATATGCCAAGGATGATTATTTTAATGAAAGAGCACCAATAAAATATGTAACTATTAAAAAACTTAATAAATTTTTGAAATTTGTAAAGGGGTGGAATATTATTTGGAATATTATTTGGTATAAAATGTAAATATTAATGTTGATGAACGAACTATAATGAATTATTTACTATCTTACAATAGAAGTGGTAATACTTGGGTCAGATACATTCTAGAATATTTGACTAGTCAACCTACTTGGGGACACGAAAAGTTTGCCATAAGTCAGAGATTCGATAATACACCTATTGTACTAACTTCAACTATACCTATCATAATCAAAAGACACGAAATCATTCCAGATGAAATTAAAAAGAGTGATAGGATTGTTTTCTTGTTGAGGGATTATAAAGAATGTATTTGGAATTCTATGGATTGTAAATATGATAATTTTGAAAAAGAATACAAGAAATATGTTCAACTTTTAGAATTTTTTGAAAATTTTAAAGGTAGGAAGAAACTTTTTTATTACAATAATATTTTTGATGATAGACAGTTTATTGTAACTTTAATACATTTTTTGAGAATGATATTAAATATTCCGAATTTCTGGTTGAAAACAAATGATTTTATTGAAAATATCAAAATACATAAAGATAATTGTTTTTCCATTTATGATAATTCCATAAATACAAAAGATAAAAAATCACCAATGTTATCTAATGATGAATTACAATTTATTAAGGGAATTGTGGATGGAAATTATTATTCTAAATATCTTTTAAAATTTTTATAATGGTTCAATGAATTACCACTACACTAAAGATGTAGTGGTTTCTGGGTTTTCAACCCATCTTTTTTAACGCTTCACAGACAAGATGCTTCTTAGGTTTCATCGAAATGAAACGTTCGTCCACAGAGCCGGCCTCCACGTTCAACAACCGACATTCCATCGGCCAATTTTTTATATTTTTTGCTGCATTTACATCACGGTCATGTTTTTCACCACAAACCGGACACACCCATTCACGAATATCAAGAGTTAATTTAGTATAAATATAACCAC